CCTACATAGAAAATCCCCTGTTGGCAATGAAAGCTAGCAGGGGATTTTTTTGTTTATCGGATGGTGCTGTAGAATTCAATCAACTTGGACAGCTTTTCAATGTCCGACTTTTCCATTCCGGAAAGTATCTTGACTGCCTTTTCAGAAAGACCGGTAGTGTCACACGAAATTCTAATATCGGCATCTATCGTGCTTGCATCGGTCAGACCCAACAGATAATCAGCAGTGACACCGAAATATTCCGTGAGTTTCATAATAGAATCTCCTCTTGGAGTCTTGTTTCCGTTTTGCCAATCAGACAAAACGCCAACCGACACATTCAAATCTTTTGCCAGCGAACGCACAGTAATCCCGCTTTCGTCAATAAGCGTTCTCAGCCTCGGAGCAAATTTTTCAATGTTACTCATTTTACTTCGCCTCTTTCCATAAATCTCCGTTGTATACGCGAACCAGCACCCAGTCGGACAGCGGTTTGACGTTCCCGGTCCAGTCCCGGAGGGCTTCATCGGTGCCGCAGGCCTCGCAGATGTACACGCCCTTGGCGTGGCGGCTCAGTGCTCCGTGGGTCAGTTTGTCCGGCATCCCGCAGCCTCTCGTTATCGGTAATACTGAACATGGTCACCACCTCCTTACTTCATGTTCTGGCGTTCCCACATCAGCCAGCGGTTCACTTCCTCGCCGGGCATGGACTTCGGTTTACTGGTTTCGATGTACTCCCGCTCTCCGAAGATCTCCAGCTGGTCGATATCGTCGGGCGACTGGGTGATAATCTTTGCAGGCCAATCGCACCCGCCGGGAATCTCAATGCGCCACAGGTACAGGTTATCGTCAAAGTAGAAATCGTTCGGGATGTACCGCTCTTCTGCATCGGTGCCCTCGATGTCCCAGATGTATTTTCCAAGGGCACCGACAACCTCCAGCCGGGTGGGAGCCTTGTCGCGGTCATTCATATCGTACAGCTTGATAGCACAATTGGTGCTGTTGCGGAAGGAAACCTCGGAAATGGTGCCAGTGTATTTGTAGAGTTTCATGTCTTAGACCTCCTTGACTTCCACGGTCTTGAGGCTGCCCTCGATGTAGCCACGGCCACGCAGATGTTCGCAGCTCCAGCAGAAACCGATTGCTCGCTCACGGATGAAGTAGGCGGTATGGTCCGCACGATCCTCATTGAATGCGGCGCGGATTTCTTTTGCCCGCTCGTCTTCCACCAGAATAGAGGCGCTGGCCTCGCCGATTTCGCCGTTCTGACCGTGCTTCATGTCCTTGGAATCGTAAGTAAAGATTACCTTTTTCATTGTTTTGCCCTCCTCAGTGCAGCTGTGCGCTGTGCTGGCGATATTTGACGGTGTACTTGCCACAGTTCTTGGTGACCTTGATGTCACCCATGACGACCCGCCGGACACCGAACTTCTCGTGGATGTACCTTTTGACCATCGGAGCGGCCTTTGTGGTCACATCCACCGCACTGTCATTGCTGCGGCGGCTCTTGTAGCGGCCAAACCGCTTCTCCTCGGCGGCGTTTGCTTCCTCCTCTGTACCGTAGAATCCATCCTGTGCGTGGTTGTTCAGACGGTAGAACTTCTTGCTGCTGATGACCTCCAGACGCTCATTCCAGACGGTGCTCCAGCGGTCTTCCTGATTGGGCTTGATGTCGTCCTTGACCCGGCCAACAATCAGCTCCACACCCTCGGTGCCGAGGTAGTTGTTGAACGTGGTGAGCAGCACCCGGATGATCTCGGTGCCGTTGGTGAGGTCGATGTGAGCGACCTCGCCCTGGCTGCCGCCCATCGTTCCGGCGTTGATGCAGTAGCCCTGTGCCATGTAGCTGCTGGCTGCGGCGGTGAACTCGCAGTTAATGTCAATGAACTTCATGCTGTTACCCTCTTGTCTTTCTGGCCTTACTCTGTTAAAATAGAGGGCGGCCGGGGTAAGGCTCCCGGCTCGCCGTTGGTTCGGTGTTGAAGATCAGTTGCTTTGGACGGTGGCTGGTCTTCTTTTTTACTCTTCCATAATCTTCTTGACGCTCTCACGGAGCTCTTCCAGCGTTTCACACTTCTCGATGAGTTCGAGGATTGCTTTGAGTAACGCCTTGGTTACGTTCATGTCTTCCATTCACCTCACTCCTTTCTGTAAGGGGCTTTCGCTCTCTGCCTTACATCTTTATTATACAGGATTTCCTTTATGCTGTCAAGGTTTTTCTTTAAGTTTTTCCTGAATTTTTCAATTTTTTTCTTGACAGAATAAAGGAAAGCCTATATAATGAAGCTGAGGTGATAAGTATGGAGTTCTCCACGAAAATCAAAATGGCCGAGGCCGTAGCCAGAATGAAAGAAGCTGAACTTGCCCGGCAAATCGGTACTACACCGCAGGCGTTCAACCAGCGGATGAAGACCGGGAAGTTCAAATACGAGGAGTTGGAGCAGATTGCAGCCGCCCTTGGCGCAGAACTGATTGTCAACTTCCGATTTCCGGATGGAACCGAGGTATGAAAAAAGCCCGGACGAATAAACGTCCGGGCAGGGGAGAGGTGCTTACTTTTTGCGGTTATTGCTCACCGTTTTCGGGATTCGCCGGACCTCTTTTACTCTGCGCACCTCATTCGGCTCATAAATAAGTAAGTCGCTGAGTGTGCAGTCCAGAGCTTCACAGATAAGGTCGAGGTCATCCAGATTGACCCGGTCGGAGAAGTCATGGTACATTTCGTTGATGGTCTGGCTGCAGATCCCGGTGGCGCGAGCAAGTTCGCTCTGTGTCATCCGCCGTTCGCCAAGGCGGGTGGACAGCATAATCCTAATCATAGCCTGTATCTCCTTTGCCAAGAATTTTACCGATTTGAAACCGGCTTGTCAGGATTTTGGCAGAAAAATACAGATTCCGGCAAATTCTTCCGAAAAATGGGCGAAAACAACAAAAATCCTCGGTTCTCACATTTACAAAAGAGCCGAAGATTTTTACCATTGTTCAACGAGTCGGTATCTCGCAGCACAGGACGAACACACTTCCGACCATCTGAATAGTTACATTGGAACGGAGCGTTCGTACAGCCTCACTTCCGCTGCATAAAAAATGGCCCCAAGCCCATGCTTGGGGCCATTTTTTATCTTGCGGAGAAGAGGGGTCGAACAGCACGGCCGCCCGCAGGCGGCAAGCAATCAGCCCGGCAATCTCGAGGAGAGTCTGCCAGCGCGGCTTGACGAACACCCACAGAATCCCTATACTATAAGGAGTAGAAGAAGCAAGAAATAAACAAGAGAAGGGACTGTGTAAATCCCCTTATGCTGAAAATCGCATTCTGTGACGACGAAACCGCAGAGATCGCGCAGCTGGAAGAGCTGCTGGAAGAATATGCCGCTGCCCGAGGGCAGGAATTTGTCCATACATCCTACCAAAGCTCGGTGGAGCTGATGGCAGACATCGAGAAGGGCAAACACTTCGACATCATGCTGCTGGATATTCTGATGCCGGGCGAGAACGGGATGACGGCGGCCCGGGAGGTTCGGGAGCACGACACCAACGTAAAGATCATCTTCCTCACCGCAAGCCCGGAGTTTGCGGTGGAGTCCTATGCGGTGGATGCGTGGTATTACCAGCTCAAGCCCATCCGGCAGGAGGACTTTTTCCGCCTGATGGACTCAGCCTGCGCCGCCTGCAGCAAAGAGCAGACCCACAGCCTCATCCTCCGCAGTAAAAACGGCATCGTCCGGGTAGAGCTGGAAAAGCTGGTCTACTGCGAGGTGATGGGCAGGACGCTCACCTTCCACCTGAACAGCGGGGTCGTGCTGGAGAGCATGGGCCGGCTGGACGACCTCTGCGATCAGCTCGTGCCCTACCCGAACTTCCTCCGCCCCCACCGCTCCTTCCTCATCAATATGGAGTACATCGCCAACATCGCAGCCCGCTCCATCACGATGCAGGACGGAGCCGAGGTGCCGGTGCCCCACGGAAAATATTCGGAGCTGAAAAACCGCTACCTGAGCTATATTTTTGACAGAAAGCAGGTGGTCATGTAGTGAACGTGCTTACCGTGCCGAACGGCATCGTCGTGGCCCTGTTCGGCATCGTGCTCTCGGCAGCGTTCTGTGACATCAGCTGGACGAAGAAGAACTGCATTATATTGGCGGTTGGCTCCGCAGCCATCCTCCTGCTGCAGGGGGCCATCACCTTCGGGGCGAGCTGGGATGCGATGCAGGAGCTGTATCCCTTTACGACCCATCTGCCCCTTGCTGTCATCCTCGGCGTCCTCAGCGGAGATTGGCTCTGGCCCACCATCTCGGTGCTGGCGGCATATCTGTGCTGTCAGCTCCGGC